CAACGCGCGGGTGTCCGGCAACGCGGAGGTGTCCCAAAAACAGCACATCTTCGTCGCTGGCCCCGCAGGAATAGAAAGCCGCTGGGTCACAGCCGCCCGCACCGGAACCGATGAAATCTTCGTCCGCATCGGGTGCTGGGAAGGAACCCTCGCCACAATGATGCAGGCCGTCGCCGAACGCCGCGACAAACACTGGGGACGACATGACGAAGCCACGCAAGAACGCTGGCAAGCCGAATACCAGGCAATCCACGACATGATCGCCATTCGCGCCGAATCATGGAAAACAGAGAAGGAGGCGCGGAATGATGCGAAGGGAGTGAACCGCGATGAGGGACAAGGATCTTAAGTTTCTCCAGTACTTGGGTGTGCCGAAGACTGAGGAGCAGTGTTTTCACGCGATTCACAGTGACTACAAGCGCCGCAATGAAGCTGTGTGTCCGCACGCCCCACTGGGCTTGACACCAGTCCAGGGTGCTAAGCCGGGAACAGGTAAAAGCATCAGGTACATTGATGCGCTTATCTTGTTCCGCAAGGGCGAGCGCTGGGCGGTTGAGATAAAAGTCACCAAACAGGACTTAGCGCAGGAGCTGCAACGCCCCGAAAAGACCGCCCTGTGGAAGGAACACGCGCACGCGTTCTACTACGCGGTACCAGCCCCGCTAGTCGAATGGGCGCTAGACAACATTCCCCAAGGAATCGGGGTCATGGTGTGCAGTGATCAATCCACGCAGATTGTGCGCAGGGCACGCAAAAACAAAACCCCCGCTGAGATTCCCTACTCGACATGGCGAAGAATCGCCGGAAGGTTGGGGGACATGCATGCGAAGAAAGGAGAATTACATGCCTAAATGTGAACTAGACCATAAACACCCCAGAGTGGGGCAGCCATGATTCTCACGTGGTTTGCGAACCTGGATGGGGAATTGCCGCGTGATTCTCAGCAGCTACACGGCCTGGTAGCCGCTGAGTTCCCCAACGAAGGCCGCGTACTCTACGCGGTCCCAGACCAGCGGATCATTGCTGTTCAACACCGCCACCCCGTCCAAAGGTCTGTGACCCCACTGGGGTTGGTGATGGAGGAACGCAGTATCGACACCCCCGCGACTGGGGTGCAAGTGGAGTTTTCCCTGATAGGTAACGCGACAGTCTGCAAAGCCGGTAAACGCCGCGCCCTCCCCGAGGATAAGCACGAAGCGTGGGGACATCGCGTGCTGTCTGATGCGCTGAATATTCATGACATGGAGTGTGAAACCCTCACCCCGGCCACTGGGTGGCGCAAAGGCGCGCGCCTCACGCATCACCGTGTGTGCTACCACGGGCACGGATCTGTGAAAAACCAGGCCAACCTTGAACGCCTCATGCTCAATGGGGTGGGGCGTGCGAAAGCCTACGGCTGTGGCCTGCTGGTGGTGAACCCACTATGACCTCAGCGCAGCAACTCATCTACGACACCGTAGGACGACCACCCATTGAAGGGGCCAAGGGTAAGCTGCTGAAACCCCAGCCCGGTATCTGCTCCATCACTGGTGAGCCTCAGGAAATAACAGCGGATGCTCGGCGTGCCTTGGGGGAGAACTTCACTGACCATTCCCTGTGGCGTGCCCACACTGGGCGTGTCGGACCGGCCGCCCTGTGGTGCTGTAGCGGTAAGGGTGCATTGTCGCCGCGCATGTGGTCCTGGGTATGCGCCCCTGGGGTGGACCTGCCTGATTCGGTGGAGAAAGCCCCGTGGCATGTGCCCGGACTGTGCCAAACCAACCGGTCCAATACCCGCCCAATCATTGACCTGCTCATGCAGCCACCGGCTGGGGAGTGGGTGATGTGTATCGCCACCAGCGGGCAGAAACACGTCCTGCCCTACGCAACCACCAACCACGGTGGTGGCACGTCAACAATCCGCATGGAAGACACCACCATCGAAATAAACCACACCCGATTCCGCTGGGTGTTCGAGGAAACCCTCACCCTCCGCCGCATGGGAGTCACCGCAGAAAACATCAAGAACGGAGCACCAGGCAATGCCATAAAAACCCACGACCAACTCAAACACTGGCACCACGCCAGCCAGCGCATAGAACACTTGCGCATATCCCCACTCGTTGACCTCGCACTCTGGTGCATCACCAAACCCATCATGGAGGACACCAATGCCTACCCCACACCCTGACCAACTCGACCAGGCCACCATTGGCCTCATATTCGCGCTGCGTGACAGCCTCACCGACGACGGGCCAAGCCGCCTCGACTTCTGGGGAGGACGCGCCGCCACCGCGATTGAAACCGCCGCCGCCGGTGCAGACAACGCCAACCAGGCAATCACCATCGCCGCCCGCAAACTACAAATCCCAGTGCTCACCACTCACGCCGCGCAAGTGGCGAAAACAGCGGCTGAGGTCATCAACCAGGACTACCAAGCCTGGGCCGCCCATGTCGATGACACCATCGTCTACATCATGGCCCTAGCCGCCCTGGAAAACCGCGCCCGCAAAGCCAAAAAAGAAGCAGAAGAGGAGATTCCCTACTAATGGAAACCATCACACCGAAATACGCATCACACGTCAGCATCACCGCCACACTGCAAACCCCCTTCCACCACGGGGCAGGCAACGCCGGTAACACCAGCCTGCTACGCACCCAAGAAGTCATGGACCCCAAAACCAGCACCATCTCAAAGGTGCCGTTCCTATCCGCCGCGAGCGTGCGCCACGGCATCCGTGAAGCCCTCGCATGGCACCTCATCGAACATGCAGGAATTGAGGACGGCAGCCTATCCAAGGCTGCTGTTGACCTGTTGTTTTCTGGTGGGGCGGTCACATCAACCGGGGCGAAAACAAACCTGGACATGGCGCGCCGCGTCGAACGATACCTGCCTATGCTGTCGCTGCTCGGCTACGCCGCGCAGTCGGACATTGTGTCTGGTACTCTCCGTGCCTCCGATCTGATGCTGGTGTGTGTGGAGAATAACTGGCGCTGCCCGGTCCAGGACCAGCACCGCGCCGCGAAATACCGCAGCGAGGAGTTCGGTACCCGGAAGGACACGGGCACGACACCGGCGCAGCGGATGATCCAGATGACTAAGGGGGATTTGGGGACTGCGCAGATGATTTTTGATCAGCAAATCCTCATCCCTGGTGCCCGCTTGTGGGGCATGGTTGGTGTGTCTCAGGCCGCGACTAAAGCCCAAATCCAGGTCATGTATGCGGGCCTGTCCTTGTGGGCGCCTGGTGGGGAGGCCCGCTTGGGTGCTAAGACCGCGCAGGGCTTCGGCGTCGCCCTCATTGACGGCATTGACCAGTTGGAGGCGCAGCGGTCGTGTGATGAGTGGACCAAGCGCGTTGTGGAAAACGCCGGCGAAATCCGCCAGCTGATTACGGATCTGGCGTCATGATTGATTTGCAGGTGACCGCGTGGATGGACACCCCGGTTATTGGCACACTGTCGCCGTTGGATGGGCCGTTGTCGTATGTGGCGTATCAGCGTGCGGTGCGTGATGGGAAGCCGTTGCCGCCGATGACTGATGAGTATGTGACTGATTTTCCGCTTCCGCTGTCCAGGTGGGAGCGGGAGGGGGTGTGGGGCTGGTGCACAAGCGACGCTATCGTGTCTGTACATGACTTTTCGACGTCGGTGGAGATACGCCGTAAGCCCGCTACCCGTGAAATGGCTAGGTTCACTAAAGCAAAGGATCATCATAGTGGGCTGGGTGCGATGAAGGCCCGAAACACTGTGTTATCAGCTGATTACTATCGTGAGCTTGATTGGCTGGTGGCGTGCGATGACCAGGCTCAAGCTGATGCGCTGCTCGATCTTCTGGGTGATGTCACCCATCTTGGGGCGCGCCACAGGAACGGGTTCGGGCACGTGCAGAAATGGGAACTGCGTCCACTGAAATACACCGACATGATCTGGGAGAAGCGCCGCCCGATGCCCGTGCCAGACGGCCCAGTGATGCGGCGTCCGCGTGCCCCATACCACCATCCGAGTGGGCGGGTGCCTCATGACCGCTGAACTCCCATTCACACCTGACCAGGAGCGGGAAACCTGGACCGGTCAGTACCCGCCGTTCGACGTGCACGGCATCTACCCATGGTCAACCCTGGACACCCGCACCACCGAATGGCGGGCCCGCCGCAAGTACTGGGATGGTGTGATGCCTGATGACGGCACCAGTGGTAGGGATAACACCCTGTATGCGCATGGGAAGAGCGGCTACCACACGAGTATCAATGGTGGGCGTAGCCGCTTCGACCCGGTACTAACGGAGTTGATGTTGACCTGGTACGCGGGCGACGGGTCGCATGTGTACGACCCGTTTGCTGGTGGCATCACACGCGGCTACGTCGCTAATGCACTAGGGCACACGTATGAGGGTGTGGACATCAACCCCCACCAGATCGCCCACAATCAGGTACATAACCCCACTGGTAAATACACAGTGGGGGACGGGGCGTTTTACCGCCCGGAAACCCCGGCTGATGTGGTGCTGACCTGCCCCCCGTACCACACGGTGGAAAAGTACACGGATGATCCGCGTGACCTTTCCAACATGACCTGGGACACGCACCTCGACGCCGTGCGCCTAGCCCTACTCAACTGCCACGCCACGCTCAAAGATGATCGATACCTTGTGTGGGTGGTAGGTGACCTGCGTGACAATCAAGGGCATTTGCGGATGCTCCCGCACCACACAGCCCGCATCATGCAGGAAACCGGATTCCGCCTCGTCAACGAGCACATCATCATCAACCCAGTAGGCACCAGGCATAGGATGCTGCGCCGCTGGTGGTCCCCAACCCGATCAGCAGGGCGCCTGCACCAACACGTACTGGTTGCTGTAAAAGGCAACCGCAGGCGTGCCGCTGACAACGCGAGGAGGATGGAGCATTGCTAATCCAATCCCACAGGCACCGAGTCCGTGACCTGGAAGCCTGGGAGAAAATCGCCCGCTACGACACCTACCCCGACCCCGGAATGCCACGTCGCATCAGCACGGCTATCGACACGATCCGCATGTTCGCGGAGGCTGGGCCGTGTTTCGTGTCCACATCGTGGGGGAAGGATTCCACGGTGGTGGCGTGGCTGGCCGCGCAAACCGGCCTGCACCTCCCGTTGGTTCGGGTGCGGGTAGACGGGTTCGACAACCCCGACTGTGACCCCACACGAGACGCATTCCTCAACCAATACGGCCACATGGTGGACTACCACGAGATCACCGTCCCCGGTGACAAAGTGGCGCGTTGGTGGCATGAGGACACCACAGGCATGATCCAGCACGCCCCCGACCCTGGATTCCGTGAAGCGGAACACCGCTTCGGTGGGCGCCGCATCACCGGGATCAGGGCTGAGGAATCCAGGATGCGCGGCATGGTGATGCAGCGCTGGGGCAAGGCAAGCCCGAACACGTGCCGCCCGATAGGCTACTGGTCCGCAGTCGAAGTCTTCCGACTACTCGGCCAGCGTGACCTCCCGATTAACCCCGCGTATGCCATGAACTACGGTGGCCGCCTGGACCGCCGGTGGATACGCGTATCAACAATTGGTGGAATCCGGGGCGCGGATAAGGAACGCGCCGATTGGGAGACCACCTACTACCCCGACATTGTTTTGAAAGGAAAAAACCAATGAGCACTAGCGATCACATTGAAATCTTCGGCCACGACGTGGAATGGTGAACAAAATGACCATGATGAAAATCAGCCTCAACGAGCTACTGAAAATCCTTGCAGGCAACGAGGATGCTCTCATGCAGGTGATGAAACGAAACTACGGGTCCGACGGCATCGCAGGAGTGCATGTCAAAACGATTGATCGTGAGCACCTGATGATCGTAGATCCCTGGCCGAATGAAGATCGGGAAGTACGGGCGGTCACGCACGCACCTGATGGTGACATGCAACTAAAGTATGTTGACTTTTTGCATGTGGAGGAGTTCACCCCGTCGAACTCCATGCACCGTGTGCACAAAGGCCGCGCACTCGCGTTTTCTCAGCGGGTAGTGAAACTGCATGAGGAACAGGTCAAGGCAGAGAAGGAGCGGAAGCAGCGTAAAGAATCCATCATCGATCAAATCCAGAAAGGCATGACCCACAATTTCGGGGTTGTGTTGTCTGATGAGCCGTTCGGGCATGAGCCGCGCGATGAGATGGAGTTTGCGAAACTCCCCATGAACCTTGATGAACGCGATGAAGTATTCCAGCAGCTCCCGGAAGACAAGTGGGCGTGTGTGATGATGCTGGTCAACAATCCCGTGTACGTGTCCCGGAAGAATGGTAACTACCTGGTGGCTGAGCTAAAAGACGGGCGTGTGATCACCCGTGAGTATGAGTCGCCGCGTTGCTTGGATGATGCGGTGGCTATCCTCATGACCCCCATACCAACCGAAGGGGAGGGGGAGTGATGTTCGGGTTCCTCAAACGCCTACGCAACCGAGGGCGGGTTGTACGCCGCCAGATCATTGTGCGCATCGACGCCACCGAGAAGGGACGCATCCGCACACTCGATGACATGGCCAAGCTACCCGAGCACGCTATCATCGTCGCCCTGGGTGTCGATGCGGATGGAGATGTATGTGAAGTCTTCCATGCGCATAAGCTCACCGACGATGGTGACGTGTGGGATGTATGCGGAGGTCCGAAAGATGCTATGACGTCGCAGGAGATACTGGATCAAGACCTGCTCCTCGCGACGCTTTCAGCGGACATTATGCCTACACGTCAAACCCCATTCGAGTAGACTAACCATGTAGATGCCCCCGCATTGGCCTGTATCGTGACGCAGGTTAGTGCGGGGGTATCCTCATACCTGACACGTATCAAACACACTAATAAGAAAGGGATCCTGCAATGGATACACCCATTCGCGCGTTGCGGCGGTTCGCCGCTGGCAAGCGCATCTCACAGTCAGAAGCACGCCGTATCATCGCCTCCGGGTTTGTAGCCTACGACGAATACGGTGACCTTGTGCTCACCTCACGCGGCACCGAGACATTGGGAATGGCGGCGTAGGCAATGGTGACCGTATACACTCAGCCAGGCTGCACACAGTGCAAAGCCACCATCGCTTTCCTCACTAAACACAACCTGCCCCACGAGGTAGTGGACATACGCGAGCACCCCGACCTAGTTGATGAGCTTACCCAGGCTGGAAGAACCACCCTCCCCTACGTCACTGTCACCCGTGACGAAACCAAGGTGGACGACTGGTCAGGCCACAACATGTACAAACTGATAGAACTCAAACGCGCTACACTCACAGTGTGACCCACAACAACCTTCATACGCAGGCCCAGCACCTCAAGCACCTGCACATCCAACTCGACACCCTCAAAACCACACAGCAAACCAAACCAGGCGCAGGCAACAAACGCTGCGCACCAGGCCCACGCACACCCGGCAATACGTGGGCCATCGACACCAGCATCGAATACACAGCCCGCCTGTTCGAGTACGTGCGCGACGCAGCCAACCACCTCACACCCTCACGTTGCTTCACCCACAACCCCATCGAACTACTCGACTACATCATCTTCAACGCATCGATGATCGAACCACTCGGCATGCACGACGACCTACTGCACGAGATCAACACACAGATCACCGTGCTTGAACACCACCTCAACCCCACGCCCATCACCCCCACACAGGACACCTACCTAACCGCCAGGTCCATCAACCTCACCATGAAGCGCTTCGGCATCCACATCAACCCCAAAACCCTCGCAACATGGGCAAACCGAGGCCACATCACCAAACGCATCAACCCCAAAGGCCAAGCCACCTACAACCTCGCCCAAATCAAACACCATCTGGAAATCACCCCCGAAAACGCAGAAATGAATCCCAGTTAGCTATACTGGCACCCAGCGCAACCCCTGCACCCACCGCCCCACCACAAAGGGCCAGGGTGCAGGGGTTTACCCATGCCCAAAAACGGAGGTGCCAATGCCAGTCACGCGCAAACGCACAAAAGGCAAAACCGAAACCAAAGGCTTAGGCTGGCGCCACGCCCAACAACGCAGCCGCCTCATACGCAAACACCACGACGGCGACGCATGCTGGTGGTGCGGACAACCAATGTGGCGCGACCCACACCAAAACTGGGACAACAAACCCCTAGCCGCCGATCACATCCAACCCCGCGCACAAGGCGGACGCCTCGCAGAACGCTTGCTGCACTTCACATGCAACAGTCAGCGTCAAGACGGGAAGAACGACCACCAGCGGCCAGCGCTCACACAAGCGCCGCAGCCCGCGCATGTCGAGGCCCCGGGGGGAGGGGGGCTGCGCTTCGCATGGATGTGACCAACCCCACATGTGGCCCCCGCCACAAATCATAGCGGGGTTGCTACCCTGACCCCCCACGGCTCGGGCCTTTTTGCTCCTCTCTCTCCCTAGGGTTAGCGGTTGTGAAAACCCCGGAATCCGGCCCCAAAACCCCGTTAGGAGGCCCACATGGCTGATAGGTCTAAAATCGTCGAAAGCCTCACTGAGGGTCGCACATTGTCTGTGAGTGATTTTGAGCTTGTGCAGCATTTCGCTGACCTGATCGCCCAGGCCGAGGCGGCACGCCGCACCATTGCGCAGGAGGGTATGACTAGCTTCTCTGAGAAGGGGGAGATTGTCAGTCCGATTGTGGTGGCGCAGGAGAAGATCAGCCGGGAAATACGGGGCTGGATCAAGGATCGCCCGGACTTGTTTAATCCGGGTGCTGAGAAGCAGGCATCCCCGAAGCCGCGTGGGAGGGCTGCTTTCAAGGCTGTGGGCTAGACATGGAGGGCGGTGGTTGGTGTGCTGTTGGGTGTGCAGAAGCCCCGCTTGTTTTCCAAGCCGGTTGGTGATGTGGAGCGGGGTATCCAGGCTGTGGAGTTTTGCCGCTGGGTTGGCATGACTTTGTTTCCGTGGCAGGAGGATTTGCTACGTGACCTGTGCCGCACCACCCCAACGCCGCGTAGCTGGGTGTGGTCTCACCGCGAGTCCGTGGTGGTGCTTGCCCGCCAGAACGGCAAGGGAGAGGTGCTGGTGGCAAGGGAGCTGGTGGGGGTGTTCCTGTTCGGTGAGAAGGACTTGCTGCACACGGCGCACTTCATGGATACAGCTATCGATGCCCGTGACCGCCTGTGGGAGGTTATCGAGGGTAACGAGGATTTGCTGCACTGGTGGGATGATGACCCCGTGTTGGTGGGGAAGATTCCCACGCTGGTGAAGAATAACGGCAAGGAGGCCATTCACTTTCCGAATGGCGCGAAGATTAAGTTCCGCACCCGCACGAAGAAAACGGGGCGTGGTTTGTCGTGTGAGCTGGTTGTTTTCGACGAATGCTTTGACCTTCCGAATGAGGTTCATGCGGCTATCTCGAAACTAACCAGGGCGCAGGAGCGCGCACAGACCATCTACATTTCTTCGCCGGTCAACCGGTTCGAGCATGCCCACGGTGCAATCTTCTCAGCGAAACGCTGGGCCGGTATCGACGACGCCGAAGGCATGCTGTTCCGTGAATGGTCACCTGCTGAAAACGATGACCCGTTTGTTCAGGAAACCTGGGCCAAGTGCAACCCATCCCTGGTAGATGAGGGGCCGGGCGCGCAGCTATCAGACATCAAGGCTGATGCCATGGCCGCGAAAAACTCGGACGAACTGCTCGAACAGTTCCTGGTCGAGTCGCTGGGCAAAGGCAACTGGTACCCACGCTCGGGTGAGCTCGCAGAAGAGTTCACGGTCATTGGCCTGGATGCGTGGCAGAAAGCCTACGACCCACAGCCGAACCAGTCCGGGGAATCCTGCATCGCAGTGGACGTCGCCCCCGGTGCCTCCACCGCATCAGCGGTTTCCGCGATCCGGTGCGGTGGGCGCGTGCACCTTTTGGCGGCGCCGATCACTGAGTTCGACCGCGATGAAATCGCCGAGTTCATCGGTGGTGCAGTGGATGTTTCGGATCCGTGTGGGGTGTTTCTTGATCCTGCTGGTGCGGCTTCTACGTTGGTGCATCCGCTTGAGGCTAAGGGGGTTGAGGCGACGTCGATGACGGCTAAGACGGTTTCGGCGGCGTTTGAGCTGTTCATGCGGATGTTTGAGGAGGGGCGTATTTCGCATGATGGGGATGAGCGTTGGGTTGAGGCTTGGCGGATCGCGAAGACCCGCACGATCAGGGAGATTGGTCGTGCGTTGACCAGGGCTGAGGGGGATATTTCCCTGATTGTGGCGGCGACGTTCGCGGTGTGGGGCCTGGTTGATTTTGAGAATCCCGGTTTCGTTGAGCCGAAGATGCTTGCGAAGAAACGTTTTGTTGGCAAAGCCGCCGCTGTATCCAGCGGTGTTCCTGAGGCGCATAGTATGCCCACTGGCAGGGTGGACGCCCTGGTGTTCTAGCAGAGGAGGTGATGGGAAATGGCTGATGATGCAGTTGGCCTGCGTGAAGTGGGGCACGCCCTGACCGCGAGTAATTCCCCCCTCAAGGATGACAACTGGGAGCTGCGCTGGCCGCAGTCGGTGTATGTGTTCGCGAAGATGGAGCGCGAAGATGCCCAGGTCACATCGGTGTTGAATGCGATCAGTTTGCCGATTCAGCGTGTGACGTGGCGTGTGAATCCGAATGGTGCGCCTGATGAGATTGCGCGCCGGGTTGCTGATGATTTGCGTCTTCCCTTGTTGGGGGATGATCCGCACCGTCCTATGGCGCGTATGCGTGGGCGTATTTCCTGGTCGGAGCACCTGGAAAAGGTTTTGTGGGCGTTGCAGTTCGGGCATGTGTTCTTTGAGCAAGTCTATGGGGTGATTGATGGGGAAGAGCATTTGGTGAAGCTGGCTGTTCGTCTCCCCGGTTCTGTGTCGCGGATTAACATTGCGCGTGATGGTGGGCTGGAGTCTATCGAGCAGTACGCGGCGAAGGGGGACACGGAGCCGCCGGTTATCCCGGTGGATCGCCTGGTGTCGTACGTGTACCGCCCGAAGGACACAACCTGGACTGGACGATCAGTACTCAGGGCCGCTTATAAACATTGGGTGCTGCGTGATCGACTAATCAGGCTGGAATACAACGCTTTGGATCGTAACGGCATGGGCGTGCCTGTTTATACGGGTAGTGATATTTCTAATGACCCTGACGGGGACCTAGCCGCTGGTGAGCAGATCGCGACCTCCCTTAGGTCTGGTGAATCCTCCGGGGCATCAATCCCAGCGGGCGCGAAACTGGAGATCAAGGGCACGACCGGTCAGCTGGCATCGCCGCGTGAGGCGATCACCTACCACGATTCGATGATGGCAAAAGCCGTGCTGGCGCACTTCCTGAACCTGGAAGGCAAGGGCGGCTCATACAGTCTGGCGGAAACACAGGCTGACCTGTTCATTCAGTCTTTGCAGACCACCGCTGATTGGATCCGTGACACCGCGAACCAACACATCGTTGAAGACCTAGTTGAAGTCGCGTTTCCTGAGTATGACGGCACGTGCCCCCTGATTGAATTTGACCCCATCGGGTCGAAGAAGGAACTCACAGCTGAGGCGCTGGCCTTGCTGATTCAGTGCGGGGCGATCATCCCTGATAAGGCGTTGGAGGAGGATATTCGACGCAGGTGGGGGTTGCCGCCGAAGCGGCCGCTGTTGGAGGCTTTGCAGGAGCGCGCGGAGGACGAACAAAAGGCCCAAGAACTGGGGCTGACGTTAACCCAGAGTAATTCGGAAGGAGGGGGTTCTAGTGGGGATGCAGATCAAGAACCTGACACCTCGTGAGGCTGAGGTGTACTTGTTCGATGAAATTGGTGCTTGGGGCGACACAGCCGGGGATGTGGTGGACACTCTCCGTGATCTGGACGTTGACCATATTGCAGTCAAGATTAATTCACCTGGTGGTGACGTGTTTGACGGCATTGCGATCATGAACATTTTGAAATCCCACCCCGCGCGGGTCACCACGGTCGTGGAGGGCCTAGCCGCATCGGCTGCGTCATTCATTGCGGTTGGCGCTGGTGATGAGGTGGTGATGATGCCGCATTCTCAGCTGATGATCCACGATGCGTGGGGCATGAGCATGGGCAACGCGGAGGACATGCTGCGTTGCGCGGAGGAACTGAACCGCGCGTCTGATAACCTCGCGTCGATCTACCAGGCCAAGGCCGGTGGGGATGTGGGGGAATGGCGGGACGCGATGCGGGAGGAATCCTGGTTCAGTGCTGATGAGGCTGTGGAGGCCGGGTTGGCTGATCGTGTCGAGTCCCGCGAGCGGGAGGATTCCCAAGCCCTGGCGGCTGTGGGTGGTTTCCGCATGATGAATTCCTTCCGCATGAAGGACCGTAAAAACGCAGGGCGACCTGCAATTTTAGACAAGATGAAAGGGGATCACATGGATCTTCGTAACGAGGTCGCCCACCGCGTTGGTGTCCCAGGTGAGGTTGACGACAAGGTACTATTGGCGGCTTTGGATGAGGCCCTGACCGAGGGCGGCGTAACCACCCCGGACAGCACTGCTGAGGAGCTGGAGGCCGCGCGTAAAGAAGCCGATGAAGCTAAGGCTCGTGTCGAGGAGCTGGAGCAGCAGATCGCCGAGAAGCAGCAGGCCGAGGATGATGGGTTGACCGTCACGGTGGATGCTGAAATGTACCGTGAGCTGCAGGAGAAGGCGGCGTATGCGGACACTGCGCGCGAGAAGGAGGCGCAGGCGTCGCATGAGCAGTTGGTTCAGGCTGCGATCACGGAGGGTCGTATCAGTGCTGCGTCTAAGGATCGGTGGCTTAAGGCCCTGTCCCTGGATGAGTCTAAGACTATGGAGACGCTGAGTGCGTTGCCGAAGTCGATTCCCCGGGCTGAGATTGGGCACGGGCAGACCACCCCGGAGCATACGACTACTGCGCGTGATTCTGCGTATGAGAAGCAAATGGCGCAGATTTTCCAGTCCCCATTGGCATAAGCAAAAGAAGGAGAAAGAGCAATGGCAGGAGCTGTTTTTGAGCGCGGCCCCATCAGCTTCGAGGTTGTCAAGCCTGTGACGAAGCGTCGCCTAGTGAAACTGGGTGAGAAGGGCGTCGAGCATGCGGGCGCAGCTGATGATGTTTTCGGCGCGACCGTGACAGATGGTATCCCGAAGGGTACCCGCAACGGTGCCAACAACCTCACAATTGGGCCGGAGAGCACTGTGGCTGTCCACATTTCCCCGGCTGTCGTGAAGCTTGAATTCACTGGTGAGGCTTCCACATTCAAGCTGGGCACTAAGGTATCAGCCGCTGACGATGGTAAGGTCGCCGCGACTGGTTCAAAGCAGGTGGGTGTGGTTGTGCGCCCACCGGTTGGAAAATTCGTCACTGTGGCACTCACGGTGCCAGCCTAGAGAATGAAAGGACAATGAAGGATGAATAACCTCATCACCAGTGGCTTTAGCTCTGGGCAGACACTAACCGTCGATCGGATGATGGCTGATCCGACGGAAATCCCCACCCGCATCATCAACCTGATTGCAGAGGCACAGCTCGCGGATTACTTGTTCCGCCAAGGCCCCGACAATCAGGGTTCTGTGATGTGGCAGGATCCGGCATCGATGTTCCTTGAGGATGATGCGGAAGAGATCGCCGAGTTCGGTGAGATTCCGGTTTCGTCCCCGGAGCTTGGTGGCGTGCATACGGCTGTGGCTACCACGACTGGTACGGCTATTCGTATTTCGTATCAGATGCGGAAGAATAACCGTATTGACCTGGTGCAGCTGTCCACTAATGCGGCTTCTAACACGATGATTCGTAACAATGTTCGTGCCGCTATGGCTGCGTTCCGTGCTGCTAATGTGCCTACGCAGCAGGTTTCCACGAAGTGGGATGCGGCGAACTCTAACCCCATGAATGATCTGACTGATGCGATCATGAAGATTCAGGATGCTAAGCCGGATGACGCGCCGGATGAGGGTATGCAGTTCAACTACAACCCTGATGTGATTGTCGCGTCACGGTCCACGCTGACGCTGCTGCGTAACCATGAGAAGGTGCAGAAGTTCTTTGTGGGTGACATTGCCCATGAAAACCCGGCTTACACTGGCGCGACTGAATTTGCGATTGGTGGCCTGAACTTCGTGGCTTCCCGCTGGATGCCGAACGGGGAGGCGTATGTGCTTGAGCGCGGTACAGCTGGGTTCTTCTCGAATGCTGACCCGCTGACGGCAACCCCCCTATATCAGGAGGGCGGAGAATCCGGTGCGGGTGGTCCGCGTCGTACGTGGCGTTCCGATTTCTGGCGACAGACCGTGTACGCGGTTGATAACCCGAAGGCTGTTGTGCACCTGAAAGGCATTGTGTAATGCCTGACCTAGTGCTTCTTGTTGACGATTGGAAGGAACCACTCGAAGAGGGTGGGTTCCGCAAGCGCGTCAAGGGTGAGCTGTTCAGTGCGGTGCAGGAGGTTGCGGACTGGTTGGTGCGGTCTGGTGGGGCGAAGCTTGCCGACGGCACTGAAACGGTCACTGTGACAGATGAACCAAGTGCTGACGCACAGGCTGATTCCGTCACTGACGACACCACCACCGCCGAGGAATCAGAAACAGACGATTCTGACAGTTCCACATCCGGTCTGCCTAAGAAGGCAGCGAAGATTGAGGACTGGCAGCAAGCAGCCGAGGAACGCGGCATCGACTCGCGCGGCATGACCAAGCCGCAACTGATCAAGGCCGTGGAAGACTACGAAGCCAAGAACAGCTAACTGATGAGGGGGTGGCGTGATGCTTGTGTCTGCTAAGGATGTTGCCGCGCGCATGCCCCGCATGCTCGACCCAGAGGAGCACGAGAGGCTCGAACTGTTTCTGCAGGACGCGGAGGATTACATCCGTAATGAGTTCTTGAAGCGTGGCCGCGACTTCGACGCCGAGCTGGTTTCTGTCCCGTGGTTGCGTTTCAGCGCAATTCGTGTGATCCGTGAGATGGTTGCCGCAGCGATCATGGTTGGCGGGAACACGGGTGTCCGCACCCTCACGTCCACGACCGGACCACAGTCGGATTCGATCACGTTCGCCCAGGTCGGTGTGTCCGGCTACGGTGGCGTGACGTTGACGGATGAGTGGCGCATAGAACTTGGGTTGGGTTCTGGTGGGCCGCGTGGGAGTTTCCCTGATCCTCAGCCGTGGCCAGAGGAGCCTATGCGGAGGGGGTGGGGAATTGGAATTGGTTCAGATTATCCGGCACGAGTCGTACGACCCGGACGGAAACCTTATTGAGGATCCGCGTGTTTTGACCCCCGGTAACTTCCCACCAGGTTTTAATGTTTTGCCTGGTGGTATTTTCGTTCAGGCGGTTGTGGGGTTGGCGGACACCGGCATGGAGGCTTTGCCTTCCACGGAGGCTGTGCATAACCGCCTGGTGGTGTACATGCCGCCGGGGGTGCGGGTCGAGCAGGGGGATGTGGTGCGGCTGATGCAGCGCGGCGAAGAAGAATACACCGTGGTCAGCGTCCCGTTTGACTGGTCAGTAGGGCGCCGCCCCGTCAACCCGCGCCACAAACCCAAACTCGCGATCACAGTGGAGAGGAAGGAAGCCTAGTGGCAAAGATTCAACTATCCACAACCGGCCTGGAACAGTGGATCCAGGAAAACACCCTGCCCCTGCTGGAGGCCGCCGCAGAGGAGATGGTGAAAAACATTCCCGATGGGGTGGAGGTTTTGACCAAGAGTGGGGTTGGTGAAAATGGCCGGCCTTTCGCGATGGTGACTATTGCGGAGCCGAAGGGTGTGGCGATGCAGGCTAAGCACGGCACCCTGACCAAAGCTGCTGCTGCTGCTGGCCTGGACATCACGAGGTACCCACTATGACACTCAAGCCACCTAGTTTCACCACGGGTTTGTGGGCGCAGCAGGATGCCGCGCAGATGGTGCGGGACTTGCTGCGTAAGAACGCGGATGATCCGAAGATGATTGTCGCGCATATGCCTGACCGGTGGAATCGGGGTAAGCCTGCTGTGATTGTCGTCGAGTCTGATGGTGTGTCCCGCACGAGCCGGGGGTTCACTAAGGAGATCGTGCGGATCCGTGTGCAGGCTAAGGACGGCCCCGCGGCTAGGAAGCTGATCACCTTGGTTGATGCTTTCTTGACTACGCCCTCGCCCCAGAGGTTCGGTACGGCTATTCGTCCTGCGACGGGGATTATCGCAGGCCCTGACTCCCGCATCGGGGGTTGGTATGCATCCGCCACCTACACGGTGGTTTCTAATAGAAAGGTGATTTAGATGCCCAAAGTGGTACGTAATCCTGATAACATCCTGCCCCTGACTGACATGCAGGTGTTTGCTAGCTTTGCCGATGATCCGAAGATCGGCAAGGATGGTGTGTTCCCCGCCGAGTGGGATTCCATCGGCGTGCTCAACGATGGTACGGAGATGGAGCTGAACCGCACCATCGACAAGAACAAGATCAAGGGCATTGGCTTCGGCGTGGTCGCTGTGACCACCAAAGCCGGTGAGCTGACTGGTTCCTGTGAGTCCCTGGAGTTCAACGAGACTCTGGAGAAGATCGCATGGCCGGAAACCTATGTTCATGATGGTGTGAAGATTCGCCGCCACTCCAGCACCCCGGCACGCTGCCACGTCGCGTTTGTTGAGGAGAAGCAGAACGGTGATTTCCTGATCCGCGCTACCCGCGTGAAGGCTATCGCCACCATGGAAAACCTCAACGTTTCCGAAGACCCGACCGGCAAGAAAGTCGATTTCGACTTCCAGTCAGACAAAGACAAGTTTGTCTTCGACGAATACCTTGTGAAGCGCGATGGATTGGAGAAGGTTGTGGATCCGCGTCAGATTCGTTTTGTGGATGCTGGTGTGGCTAAGGCTGATCAGTATTCTGCTACTGCGCAGCCTGCGCCTGGTGGTCAGCCCGCTAACCCGACCCCTGGTGGTCAGCCCGCTAATCCAGCTCCGGTTCAGCCCCCGGCACCGAACCCCGGACCGGTGAACCCTGGCCCTGGTGGTCAGCCCGCGACCCCGCAGCCCCCAGCAGCGGCCACGGTTGAGGTGAAGAAGAAGATCGACCTTCCCGACGACGCCACCGGCGGCACATGGACGCTGACGGTTGGTTCTGAAACCATCCGTGACCTGGCGTTCAACGTCACCCCGACCACACTGCGCAGCAAGCTGCAGGCCGTGTCTGGTCTTGATGACGTGATCGTTCAGCGCTCCGGTACTAGCGACTTCACCATTGAGTTCACGGCGGCTAGTGCTTTGGCTGTCACGGCTGATGGTTCCGGTCTGACCGGTGCCGCGTCTAACACCATCACGGTTACCGACGCTTAATTGAGGGGTTAGACACCCCTTGCCTGACCCCCACCCCTGAATCATGCGGGTGGGGGTTGTTTGGTCCGCCACCAAACAAGGAGAAAACATGGAATATCGAGACGGAGATCCGAGGACCCCCGTGAGTGCAGAGAATCTGAATCGCACAGAAAAGAAGCTTAAAGTCCTGTCAGCCAGTGTGGATGACATGACGACGACGATGACGGAAATCGACCAGCGTCTTTCCCAGTCGGAAACAAAACTGAATAACGCTATCCAGCGGATCACGGAAGCGAACCCCGGAGTTGATCAGGAAACCCTGAAACGCCTGATCAAGGACGAGTTGGCGGCGCTTCCACCGGGTGAGAAGCCGGAAGCCACTGATGTTGATCGTCTGATTGACGAGAAGCTGCAGGCCGCTGTGGCGAAACTCCCAGCCCCGCAGCCGGTGGGTGAGGCTGAGATCAGCAAGGCTGTCACCCAGTACATGGCAGAACACCCTGCGCCCGCCGCACAGGCCGCCGAGCTGTCCCCATTCCGGTGGTTCAACCCGGGTAAGCGCTACTGGTGCCCGGTCACCTACTGGTGGGCCGACCAGCGCCAACCCGGTTCCAAGTGGAACTACATCTTCTCGAACCTGGACATCATCGGGTTTGTCATCATCAATCCCCGAAGCGGATTCGGCGACAAGGTGGAGCCGGACTTCACCGACCTAACGTCCGAGCTTAAGAAGAAGAACGTGCCTGGTGTTGGCTATGTGCGCACCATCAAGGGCACGCGCTCCACTGATGAGGTTTTGGCGGAAATCCGCAAGTACCAGGAAGCGTACCACTTGGAGGGTGTGTTCCTGGACGAGATGATCAACGGCTGGTCCGAGGCTGAGTCCGCTCTGATTGCCCAGTACAAGAAGCTGTACCAGGACATCAAGGCTGAGTTCGGCAAGGGCTTCCTTGTTGTCGGTAACCCCGGAACCAACACGAAGCCGGAGATGCTGGAGTGTGCGGACATTCTCATGTCTTTTGAGAAGAAAGCCACCCAGTACCTGAATGACACTGATGCTCCGGTCACCCCGGATCACTACCGTGCGGAATCCCCGCTTCGTTTCGTCCACGCTATCCACAATCTGGAATCCACAGACCAGCTGCGCCAGGTGCTGGAGAAAGCCGAAAAGAGCAACGTTGCTTTCTTCTACGCCACCGACGACACCTTCAGCGGTGTGGAGGGCAGCGAGAACGAGAACAACAACCCTTGGGATTCCGTACCAGGTGAGCAGTACCGTGGTCCTCAGTGGCGTTGGTGCCGCCGTCAACAGGACACCGCACCTGCTGCGCCTGTGCCGCAGGTGACCCTGGTCAGTGACGCGGGCGCCGCCTACGTCACTGACAGTCGGTTTGGTGAAATCACCGGCGGCGACATCACCGCTAACCTGCAGGCCGCGATCAATGATCCACAGGTGAAGGTCATCAAGATTCCCTCCGGCGAGTTCCAAATCAAGCATGTGAATGTGGACAAGCTGGCTGGTAAGCGTCTTGAGGGCGCTGGCCGTGACGTCACAAAACTGGCGTTTGATAAGACGGCTACGAACGTGCCGTTCCTCGCCACCAGTGGCGGTAAGCTCACCCGGGCCACGTTCCACGGCTTCACCCTGGACATGGGCTGGCAAAAAGGAGACACGATCCGCCACGGCATTCAGCTGTCGAACGCCCCGTTCATCACCTTCGATGGGCTGCGCATCCTGAACTCCGGCGGCGCTGGCATTCTGCTGCAGTCCCTGGGGAAGAAGGCTGATGCTGATTCCACCGGCGGCGTGTTCGATGACATTCAGATGGACGGTATCGGTCTGTCTGACCGCACCACTGACCATGGCATTCGCCTGGTTGGTAATGCTGGTAACGCATCGATTCGTAACCTGGATTTCCGCAACATCAAGGGCGGCATGGGTGTCGGTGGCGTGGATGACGTGGACCTGAAAAAGGGCCCGTCGAACATCACCATTGAGTCGAGCTTTATCCGCATGGCGGAGGGCACGACTGGGTTCGAGCCGATTGGGTTCACTAAGGGATGCAGCGACATTATTGTTCGTGGTAATCACTTGTGGTCCTTCGACAACGGCACGTCGCTGTCTGGTGCGCGCTGCAAGTTCGACAACAACATCGTTTACCAGGCATGGAACTTCGGTGTCAGCTTGGGTGCTGACGATGCGGACTTTGAAGCCACCGTCGGGTCCACTGTCACGAACAACACCTTCATGGATGTTGCGCTGCAGAACGAAACCCGCGACGCCGCCAAACCCGTTGAATACGCGATTGTCCGGCTGGCGAAGCCCCGCCGCTGCGTCATCTCCGGCAACACCTACATTGGTCGCCCGAAGCTGCCCGCGTACTTCGTGAAGATCGTGGGCAATAACTTCGGATTCAACGACATCACCGGCAACGCCGTCTCGAAGTCCGACTTCTCCCGCGTCCCGGTGAACAACACCGTCGCCACGGACAAGGTTCAGGAATTCCTGGAAGACCAGGCACCAGCCGCTGCTGCTGTTACACCTGGTCAGCCGCAACAGTAAACCTCATGGCCCTGCGCATTTTTGGCGGACCGGCGCAGGGCCACCCCGAATGGTCCGCCAAATGCATTCTTCAATCCAAACAACTCAATTGAAAGGGGGCCGCCATGGCCACCGAAAAAACAAATGCAAGCCCCGTCGAGAACGAGGCCCTGGGCATCGAAACCATTGATGTGACAGTGAACGTCCCCGTCCGAGGCGTGGACGGCAAAGTCGAAAACAAGGACGTCACCCTGAAAGACATCCCCGTCGATCTTCTTGATGCAAGCTTTGAGGTGTCCGAGTACTTCGACGAAGGCAAAAATGTCAAGGCATTCCTTGCCCTGATCGGTGACCGTAACCGCGCTGTTCTGAAAGCCAACGGTGTCACCATCCGCAGCCTCAACAAGTTCATGGAGGCATGGCAAGAGGAGGCTGGCCTGGGGGAAGGCTAAAGCTACTGCCCCTGATCAAGAAGCATGAGGAGGCTGTAGAGCTTGACCTCATGGATCGGGGGATCGACTACCGTGACCGCTATCGGCCTGGTGGCGGAGAGTCGAAATTGACGCTTCGGCGTCTGCTGCTGATCGTGGATGATTTGCCGTTGATGGGGTCACGCTTCGGCGCGGCCCGCATCGACATGGACTACTACACCACCGATCAGCGGCTACTCATGGATGTTTTCCATGCGTTCTCTGGCGAGCCGCACCCGTACAAGGATTTGCGGGAGCGCAGGCTGAAAGAGGCGGCGCAGGAAAAACGCCGGCGGAAAGTCTTGGAAGCATCACGAATGCGGAAGAGGATTCTTAAGCAGAGAGGCAGGTAGAACATGGTCGCGGTCGGGTACGCGTCGTTGCCGATTACCCCATCATTGCGGGGTGTGCAGTCCGCGATTAACTCTGCCCTCAAAGGCCCCTTGGATAGTGCTTCTAAGCAGGCTGCTTCCATCATGGAGAAGAACCTCACTGATGGTGCTAACGCCGCCGCTGATGCGGTGGTCAAGGCCCGTAAGCGTGAGGAGTACGCCGCCCGCGAAGTCATCGACGCTGAGAAAGCCCTGCTCGCGCAGAAGGAAAAGACCAAGCAGGCCACTGAGGCTATCGAGATTGCGGAGAAGAAACTGCAGTCCGTGCGGTCCGCTGGTGATGCGCAGGTGGCTAAGGCTGAGGCTGATCTGGCTAAGCTGCGTGACAGTGGTAAGGCCAGTGTGGAGCAGCTGGAAGCGGCGGAGAAGAAGCTGCAGGCTGTGCGGGAGAAGGTGGACGCTAATGTGTCGTCTGCTGAGCTTAATGTGTCGAAGGCGCGGGAGAAGTCGCGTCTGGCGAATGAGGCTTTAGGGAAGTCTGAGGAGTCCCTTGCGTACCGGAAGACGAAGGCGCAGGAGGCTTCGGAGAATGTCATCGCCGCGACTAAGCGGATGGATGATGC